CATTTAAAATAAGAGATTACCAATTTGATGCACTTTGTACCGGAATACAAAGAAAAAATGCTATATTATTATCACCTACTGGATCAGGTAAATCACTGATAATTTATACACTTATGAGGTGGTTGTTGGCTGCATTCGATAAAAAACAAAAAGATGTTTTAATCATAGTACCGACAACGTCGCTCGTTGAACAGATGTACAGTGATTTTGAAAGTTATGGTTACGACGTAAAAAGACATTGCCACAGAATATACTCAGGTAAAGATAAAAAAACGTTTAAAAGAGTCACAATTAGCACTTGGCAGTCTATATATAGATTTCAGAAAGAGTGGTTTGAAAGATTTGGAGCTGTATTTGGAGACGAGT